TTGTCTTCGTCACTTGACGGTAATATCACATTACTCATTATTTAGTACTCCTATTAAATACATCTTTAGTTGGATCTTGACCTTTAATACCTTTACGACAGTAAGAGACAAAGAAACTTGAATAGTTAATTAAATCTTTTGCTGAATCTTCAAGGGATTCAAAGTTAGGATCATAATCATCCGACTGCATTGCTTCCATAACAGATTTCATACGAAGCATTTTTGCATGCATAATATCATGAATGGTTGTAATACCGTTAGGATAGTAGTCGGCTTGTTGAACAGTTGAGTTCGGATTCTGATAATCGCGAGACTTTTTCAACTGAAGGTCAACGCACTCTTGTAGTACATCAACCGAAACTGGGTTTGCTTGTTTGCTCATAGGCAATCTCCATAATGTAAAGTACTATTATAAATTATTTTGTGTACAATGTCAATAGTTAATTTAATTGCTTACTGAAAGGTAACTCATAACCTTCTGATAAAAACTCTGCGGTTAAAGACCTTTCTATATTACGATGTATTTGAACTTCTTGCTGCATAACTGTTCCATTCATAGGACATATTACATCAACAACCTGTGGAGGTGTATAAATTCCAAATACGTAAATAAGTTCTTTGGTTAATTTGCGTTCTTTCATAATACGAAAGATTCTGTGATTTGTTCCATCACCTTTGCCATTAAGAATACCTTTTCGGTACATTCCTACACGACCATTCCAACCCATCATACCGCCTGCTATGCCAATTTTCATTAATTGACCTTTACACACCATATAATATACTAAATCTTCATTTAGTTCTTTGCGTTGAATGTTTGGTGATTTTTGATACTCAAACTGCTCTCCGTTTATTTTTAACGTGCCGATGAATATCATCTTAGTTAGATGTTCTTTTAATAAAGACCCATCTATCGACAGGTCTTCGTTAAACATTTCTGTTTGCATAATATAAAGTCTATTTCAATTTATAGATATATTATACTCTACTTCCTACGAAATGTCAATGGTTATTTTAAGATTACTCTCCAAACATTTTGTATTCTGCTGGATTTCATCAATTTATGTAAGTATTTCATCCTATTTTCTCTATGTTACACTAATGAAAACAATATGTTACATTAATGTTACAATTATTTATACAAAGAGTTTGATTAAGGTATTGAATTTATACAACTTTTGGTGGAACAGGTAGAGCAAACTGCTTAATTGACTGTAATTTATCTTCAGCCTCAGCAAGTTTTGCCACTTCTGCATCAAGAGTTTCAACCGTACCAGGATGTTCTGCTACTCCAACTCCATTTTCCAAAAAGACAGCAATGTTTGCTGAATGTTCAGCAATCTGTCCTTCATACTTTGCGATTAACGCATTTACTAATAATTCACTCATAGCCATATTATTCTCCTTTTAATGTTGGTAGGACTCCATGATTTCCTTCATGAGATGGAGCCGTCCATCCTTCTGGTTTCATTAAGTCAGGTACACCAAGTGGATTTGGCCTTCCTTCTTTTACACCTACTTCTTTTGCCATGTTTGCCTCGAGAACTGCGTCCCAAGCTTTATAAGGGTCGACTCCGAAGGCATCAAGAGTACCGATTGCCACTACACAAAGGTCAACTAAACCATCTACGATTTCTTCGGAGTCGATAACTTTTTGCGCATTTCGAGTTTCAGTTAATTCCTCTTCCAAGAAATCAATTCTAAATCTCAAAAACGCTTTTAATTTGTCAATGTCATTTGCATTGTTCGCAACCCAATCTCTTGTCTGATATTTGGTTTGCATATCTTGTATATCTTTAACCCAATCTTTACTCATTTGGATATCCTTGTGAAATATAAACACCAATCATACCAATTTGACCTTCGGTTAGCATACCTGCTGTCGGCCACATCATTGCAGATTGTGGTCCTACCATTTCTTTATTTTTATATGCCAATAGTTTTGTAATAATATCATCAGCAGATTGTCCTTGTAATTTAGGACCAATTCCACCTTGACCTTGAGGTCCGTGACAAGCTGCACAAGTATTCATTGTTGAACGAATAGGCGCAAATCTATCTTCTGCCACTGCAGTTGTTGATAATACTAATGTCATTGCGATAATAAACTTATTCATAATAATTCCCTTAATTCCATAAAGCCACCGACGTTTTCTCCATCCTTTTGTATTTGAGGAAAGGTTCTTGCACCGGGAAATGTTTCAAAAAATTCTTCTTGCTGATAATCTTCACCAAGCATTAAGTATTCGTAATCAAGTCCTTTTGATTCGCATAGCTGTTTTGCCATATTACAGTATGCACAATTGTCTTTACCGTAAATTTTTATCATACTAACTTTAGTCCTCCTTGACTATCAGGTAGTGCGATTCCTGATGTTGCTTCTATAACTTGTTTCTTTAATTCATCTGCAGGTTCTACAACAAACATCACATGTTGTTCACCAATAGATACTGGTTTTCTTTTTGCGTAAGGTACGAAAGGAACCATTCCAATTTTACCTTCACCTGCTGGTACTAACAAAATTCCATCCGTTAATGTATAGAAACCTTTATCATATACCACTTTTGCTACAACCTCTTCTCCGGTTGATAGTCTTACAATTTGTACATCGCTCATAGCAATTCTCCTTTAGTGTGGTTTATTATATCACACTTTAATATAAATGTCAATAGTTTAGCTGAAAAAATCTTCAATCGTATTTACTCGTTCAGCTGACCAACCAACCGCATCTAGGATTGATTGAATAGGATTTAGGAATACTTTATCAAACTGAAGTTCAGTATCAATATATTCATGTAATCCGAGTTGTTTAGGCAATAACCCAGGAACCGAGATTGCGTTTTCTCGAATAGGATTTGGTACCTTTAAATAAAGTAGCTTGACTTTATCTCCACCTTGGATAGTTTCAAATTTCTTATCAAGTCCTTTTTCCTTTAGGAAATGATTATACATCAAGGAACCACGAACATGCATCGGAGTACCTTTCTTATATATGGATCCTTTCTCTTGATACTTTTTAAGTTCAGATACACCTGAAGTCTTTGCGATAGCAATAGGATCCAGCTTTTTAAATTCTTCTTTGAAATCTTTGATGAACTCTTGAGTTGTTTCTTCGTCCGTGTTCATAATAACTTCAAAACATTTCTTGAGTTTCTCTCGACAGATTTCAGGAGTTGAGGATCTTACTGATTCCAAACCTGTTACTGATATCTTTGGAGTATCATAATGAACTCCTTCAGAGTTCAATGTATTCAGTATATATCTTTTCTTGGCAACAAAAATTCCACGGTGAGCAATCTTTTCACGTTTCATTACCATTGCATTACGATAAGTACCTAAATCAGCGGCAAGCTTTTCGTAACCATCCTCAATGATTTGCTCAATCTTTGTTGAACATACTCGGTCAAGGAACTCTTCACCTTTGTCTTTATCAATGTCAGTTGTACCGAACACTTCAGTAATCAAAGGACCAAAGTCAACATAGATAGAGTCAGTATCAATATAAATGATATAGTCAACATTATCGGTTCCAAGAACTTTATTTAAATAATCATTTACAGATTTTTGAGCATAACGAATACTTAACTGACCTGAGGTTGTAATTGCTTCTGCCATTTCGTTAATATAGTATAAGAAATATACGTTAGCAGTTGCACCATACAAACTGTTCATGGCAATCTTAATTGACATTTGTGAATTGTGAAGTTGATTGATTTCGCGTTTCAGTCTTTTCAGTTCAGCAGGATCTTTTTCAATCTCAAACTGTTGTTCAGCAGCAATCATTTGCTTTTTGATAACTGAACGGTTATTATAATATTCATCAATGATTTCAGGAATGATTCCAAGTTTCTTATTTGAGAAACAAACACCGTTGGCAGCAACCGATACATTTGGACGATCATTCTTATATTCACCTTTCAGAACCATATCTTGAGTTACATATTCTCGGTCATCAGGCATATATGTTTCAGGTGACATATTATATTGTAACATCAAGTGAGGATATAGAGAGTTAAGGTCAAATGATACAACCCAAGGATGCATTCCGACTTTAGGATCTTTTACATAACCACCTACAAGATCTCCTGCTCTTTGACCAGGACTACCTTTAAGTGGAGGAACAATTTTATCTTTCATCAGTTTACGATAAATGGTTGATTCCCAAATACCTACCGTTCCGAAAGCATCTCCATAATTAACTCCACCATCATAAGCAACAGTCATAACCAAAGCAAGCAATCCTGTCTCTTCTTCAAGACGAGCAATCAGTTGAGTATCTTTAAGGTTATAGTCCAAATATAATTGTGGATTCTCTTCCCACAATCCAGTCAGCGAACCATATTCAGAATAATCAATTTTCTTTTCACCAAGGACAACATAAGCAATATGGTCAAGTCGATATGATTCTTGAGGACCATACTTATAACCAAATTTCTTGAAGCAATCCATATAGTCAATAACAGCAACACCCATAATAGAATATGTTGAATTGACTTTACCAAAGATTTCACGCGATCTTTGTTTGATTGATTTATGTGGAGATAACCGTCTTGCAGTATCTTCTCCAAGTAATGCTATGATACGAGTTACGATGTATTGAATATCAAAGTACTCAACGTTCCAACCTGTTACGATATCTGGATAATCATTGGTCCATAATTTCATAAAGTATTGAAGTAAAGCACGTTCACCATCAACTCCATCAAATAATACAAACTCAATCTTGTCGTGTGGAATATCAGTTACAGTTTTTGTCTTGTCGTAATCTTTACGACCAAGTACATAATAGGTATCATTTCTTGAACTATGATAAGCAATTGAAGTAATAGGTTTATCAGCCGTTTCCATATTGGCATAACCGTCACTGATGTCAACCTCAATATCAAATGAAACAATATTAACTTGACTTACGTCATATGTAATCTTGTCAGGATATTCTTCTTGAATAAACTGAGTGACATAGTTTGTTGAACCGAAGGTCTTCATACCATGAACACCTTTGTATTCTTCAATGAAGTTCTTTGCTTCACGCATATCACCAAACTTGTGTGGAGATACAGGTAAGTCACCTTCTAAAGAACGATAACCTTCTTCTCCAGCTTTTGGAGTATGAACATATAGAGTTGGTTGAAAAGGTACGCGATACGAAAAACGTTTGCCGTTTTCATAACCACGATGTAAGATATTATTACCATACCTTTCAACGGATGTATAGAATTTTGTCAATGCCATAAGCCTTTTTGTAAATTTAGATAACCATTATACACTAATTGACAGGGAATGTCAATAGGTTTATGCTGCGAGCTCGGAGAAGTTCTTGAGTTTCTCAAACTTAAGGTTGTTTTCAAACTTTTCAGCAAATTGGTCTCCACGATGTGATATCACAAAGATATTGTCATCGGAATTCAATCCATGTAGTGTTTCAATTAAACTCTCAATACCTACGCCATCTAAAGCGCCGTCAAGAGTTTCATCAAGTATCAATAAGTTAGTGGATACGGAAGAACGAAGTTTCGCAACAGACCTCCATGCCAACATAATTGATAATGTGATACGTAGTTTCTCACCTTCTGAAAAACTAGCATAAGTAAATTTGTCTCTGAACCTAGAACGAATAACTTCATTGAACTCTTCATCCAATTGAAAGTCAACAAATAAGTCAAATGCTGCAAGATACTTGTTGATGAGTTTATTAATAACAGGAATGTACTGAGATATGATCTTAGCTTTGATACCACCATCTCTTAAAATAGTTTGCACAATATTCAATACTTCATGTTCATCGAGTAGCTTTGTTCGTATCTCTATTTGCTTATTTAATTTCTTCTGTAGATTATCAATCTTACTTGTATCAACTTCATCAACCTCTTTCTGAGCATTGTCTAAGTCTTTCTTGTATGTAATCAACGCGTTCTTCGACATTTTAATCTCAGCTCGGATTTCAGATATCTTAAAGTTGATTTCTTGTATCTGTTCTTCAATTTTTGAAATTGCATTTAGTCTTTCTTGATGTTTCTTAATAACTATACCTGTTGCTTGAAGACTTGTTTCAATTTGAGCTTTCTTTTGATTCTTTTCTATAATCTGACCTTCTTTGAAATCATGAGCAATACCTTGCTTACAAGTTGGACAATCATCGTTATGTTCGTAAAAGGATAGTTCCTTATCAAACGCAATACGATTTCTTTCAAGCTCTGCTCTTTGTTCTGTAGCATCTTGGAATTTTTGTTTCTCATCAGGTTTATCAGATATATCATCGTATAGTACTTTAAGTATTTCATCTTGAGTATCAATGCGAGTATTCTTTTCTTCAATTAAGTCAATATGTTCAGACATCTTTTCTTTAATCTTATCAACCTCAACTGTTTTAAGTTTACGAATCTCTTCGTTGTTCTCTTCAGCTGATTGCATATTGTTTTCTGTAATCTCAATCTCATATTTGTTGTCATTGATTTCAGTCTTAATACTTGACATACGATCTTTTGCTAATGTACCCATAACAGAGAACACACCAATATCAAGCAAGTCTTCAATAATCTCACGACGTTGATATGCACGCAATTCCATAAAAGGAATATAAGTAGCAGAACCAAGTACTACAATTTGATTAAAAGCTTTAAAGTTAATACCTAGAATATTAGATTCAAGGAACTCTTGATAATCACGAACTGATGCGTCTTGATTTATCATTGCTCCGTTTTTCCAAATTTCAAAGATGTTTGGTTTAATACCACGACGAATCATATACTTATCACCGCCAGCATTAAAATATAATTCTACAACAAGTTCTTTATTATTAATAGAGTTAACAAGCTGTGCTTTATTGATATTACGGAAAGGTCGACCGTATAACCCAAATACAATTGCATCAAGCAATGTGGATTTGCCTGAACCGTTTGACCCAGCAATTAATGTACTAGGTACTTGATTTAGTTCAATGGTTGTATATACATTTCCTGTGGATAATATGTTTTTATATTTTACCTTCTCAAAATTAATTCGCATTATAAACTAAGTGCCTCGTGATATAACTCATCAACTAAACTTTTTACTTTGCCTTTATCGACATTCGTCTCAAGAGAGTCAATGTATTGTGATAATATTTCTGTTGTGTCTTTTGTTTCATCAAGTATTTCATCAACACCTTCTGCATCCAAATTCATATGATCGTCAACTGCTCGAACATCGACTGCTCCGCATTCTGACATACGACTCATAAACATATCATAAAGATAAGCATTAGTTCTATTTTGAACAATTACTTTAACATAGGTATCTTTATATTGGTCAACATCGTATTGTGCAACAGTATCAACTGTCCATTCAGCATCATCATAAAATACTTTATAAAATACACGATTTGGATTTTCAATTTTTGTCATCTCTCGAGTTTCGGTATCAAATACATGGAAACCTCGACTACCTTTGTAATCTGACCAAGTCATTTCGTATGGTGCACCAAGGTACTCGACATTGCCATATCTTGAAGGATGGTGAAAATGACCAGAGAACGCAGATTCAAAATTCTTAAATACGTTCATATCAAGTCCATGAGTACATAAAGCACCTTTCATCATCTCGAAACCTTTTACTTCTAAATGACCCATAAGTATATGAGCATCAGATTCAGATACGAATTTTAGATTCTCTTCTGCATTTTCTTTATTAATCCAAGGAAGCATACAGAATTTAGTTGAACCAATCTCAAGATGTTTTGCTTTGTCTTGATACAAGTTAAATTGTGGATATTCCTTTGTTAGAAGATTCATACTATTGACTTCATTACTATTTACGTAATAGGTATCATGGTTTCCAATAAGAGCATGGAAATCTATATTACGCTTTGCTAAATTGTCAAATAGAAATTCTTTACCTTTCTGTAGAGATACATAATTTATATATTTCCGTCTATCAAATGTATCTCCAAGGTCGAACACAGTTGTAATGTTGTGTTCATCAATATACGGAAAGAATACTTCTTCAAAAAATTTTCTTTGGACTTCGTGGAATACTTTACTATCACCACGAGCACCGATGTGAATATCGGTAACGATCGCAATCTTCATGTTAATCCTCGGCAGCTACTTCTGCAGCTACTTCTTGTCCTCTCAACTCAACTTGATTAATTGTTGATTGAGCAGATTGTAAATATGCCATAAGCTTATTTCGTTGTTTTGTAATTTTATCTTTCTTTGTTCTTGCACGATCCCACTTGAGTCGAGATACTTTATCTTTATATACAACTCCATATAAGTGGTCAAATTCATGTAAGAAACATCTTGCGGTATAACCTTCAAAAGAACCACTCTGTTCCTTAAGTTCTTCATCATACCATTTTGCTTCAACTTGTTTAGGCCTTGCTAATCGAATAAACATATCTGGATAACTTAAACAACCTTCAACGTCCAATTCAGTTTCTTCTGATACTGAAATAACTTCAGGATTGATAAACATCATGCAGTTTTCTTTATTCTCTCCAATAATAAACAACTTATGGTCAAGGCCAACTTGACAAGCAGACAGACCTAGACCTCTTTTGGAAACCATTAGCTCTGTCATTTGTTCTTTTAATTCTTTTGGGTCAAATCCCGGATTCTTCAAATCAACATCAGCTAATTCTTTTTGTAAGATTGGGTCTGTACTTTTTACTAAATTCATAATTTACCTTCTTCTCTCATTTGTTCGCGAATTTTGGTTGCAGAGATTTTATGTACATCTTCACCAAGATCGTGTTCTGTAAATGTATAACCTACTCCACGACCGTAACTGATGTCGACGATATTAGGAACGGCCATAATCATATATTCGCGGCCTTCTTCATAGCCCGCATCACCAAGACCTTTCTTAATACCGTCAATGACAGCAATCTCTCCAAAAGGATTATCGGTTTGAGCAACAGTGCGTCCTGCACCAGCATCACCTTCAAATCCATATACTTCACGTACCATTATAACAACTTGTCCCGTCAATGTCAAGGCCTTTTCAAATAATTTTGTATGACCTTCATGCCAAGGTTGCCATCTTCCCAACATTTGAACTGTTGGTTTCTTAAAATCGAATGCGTTCTCCATGTCAAACATTTTACTTAACTCCATATTTTATATACTTATACCATAATCTTTCATGACCATAATACAAGAAAAACTTTATCACCAAATCAGCAAAGAATACTGCGCCTACTGCTTTTTGAGGTAAACCAAAATATAATGCAATGAGAGCGGTAACTGTCGATGCGATGATTCTCCATGTCACTGCTTTTGCCAAATGACGTTTCTTTTCTAACTCTGCCATTGTCTAAAAGCCTTTTCTAGAATTGGTTCAATTTTCAATTCTTCATTTGGACGAAATGCATCGACTATATAATCAATACTATCAGGATGAGGAGCTTCAAATACTTTATTCGTATCTTCAAATCTACCTTCCTCAATAGTATTCATCCAAATAACATAATCAGGTTCAAACTCATCTCTTGCCTTTTGAAAAGGACAAACGAAATCAGTAATCGCAATCTTACCTGCCATACTTACTCCGTCTGCGAGATGTCTCATACGAGCTGCTTGCCTCATTCGGCCTTCAGTGCTGAAATCCCAATCATTATATTTTTCTCTTACTGCGTCTGCGTTAATCCAGACACCTTCAACCTGCTCTGCGAGCGGTTTTGATAACGTGCTCTTACCACTACCTGGTAATCCAAATACTAATACTTTCATTACGTCCTTATTATTTTTTCTTTAGTTTATTTTCGAAGTCATCAATGAATTCGTTAATATAGTCAGGTAGCTGATTGCCAGTTACCTCTTGTCCCATAGAATCAAATACTTCATTGTCATGCATTTGTCTTTGGGATGCTTTGAACTTGATATACATTTGCTTTTTCTCTTTAGAGATCCTTCTTAGGAATGCATACCAAATGATTTGAGTAAAATAGGCAAATGGGTTTTGAGATTTTTCTGGATTAAAGTTATGTATATATTGTAGGCAGTTTTCAATTCCGTCTGAAATCATTTCTTCCTTATACATATAACCGCTGAAGTTTGGTCTTGTTGCCAATCTTTGTGCAATCATCATAATACATTTACCGATATAATCGGGTACTTGTGGATTAGTTTCTCCACATTCTTCTGCCTCAGCGCATCTATCTCTATAATCAATTAATGCGGCAAGGAGATCTTTGTTGTTTACGTAATTTCTTTTCTTAGCCATTTCAAGCTAGTCTCCTTGTATTAAATTAGTAGTTATTATAATCTATATTTGCTGTTTTGTCAATAGACAATGTACAAATATGAAATTAATTAAACTTTTTTCATTTTTTCTATTGACAAGTCTCCGAACTCCTTGTATAATAAGTCTATCGGCTTTAAGGTATATCTAAGTTAAATGTCAATTGTAAATATTTTAAATGGAAATTCCTCAGTCGAGTAAATCTCAATTCTCTGTTTAAAGTGTTTGAGAGTATAATTTTCAAAACTCCCCACCGATAAATCATCAGCGATATCATAGAGGACCGCATTCTGCGAGTCCTCCGCTTTACGCAAACTTCTACCAATTGATTGTAATACTTTAATCTCCGATTTACTCGAAGAGGCAAAGATTACATTGTCGAGCCTACGTATATTAACACCGGTACTAAATACTCCGTATGAGGCAAGAATATCATGTTTCTTGTCAGGATCATTTTCAACCAAATGTCGAATTCTTTCACGTTCTTCTCCTTTTGTTGCACCGTATATAAAATGTAACTCACGTCCTTCTTTTTCTAATAAAGGAGCAAGGATCTTACCATGTTTCTCAACCAAGTCAAATAGAATCAGATTATTTTGGTCTTTAAGAGAATGAACGAGATTACGAATAAAATTGTTTCTCTTTTCATGGTTAACAATAAATTCTCTTTCAGCAGGCCATTTACGAACTGATTCCTTTACACTTGCCATTGCTTTCTTAAAGTTTTGTTTTGCTTCGTTACTATGATTCAATACAATTGCCTTAACTTCAAAGTTAGCAACGGTACCTTCGTCCATAAGTTTCTTTGTTGATATAACCTTCTTAACTTCTCCAAAGCAACCTTCTAATACTAACCTATGTGTTTTGCTTTCTGAAGATTTGAGTGTACCTGTAAATCCATGACGGAATTGACAGTCTTCAAGGTTATGCATAATTTTTGTTAATGACTTTGCTTGAAAGGTATGAGCTTCATCTCCCATCACACAACCAAATTGACGGAACCAATCCTTGGGCTGTTTAATTAAAGATTGCCACGTAGAGATAACAATAGGAGCTTTAGTGTTTTTATCTACTCCGCCTTGAATTGTGTATATTTCATCTTCACAACCATAATCTACAAAGTCACCTGACATTTGATGTACTAATGAAATGGTCGGAACAATAATCAATGTTCGTAAACCAAATGTTTGATAATAGTGCTGCTGAATTAAATAAATGATTAACGACTTACCTGATGAAGTCGGAGATAGTGATAAAGACCTACGATTCTTTAACGCATTTTCAATATAATCTATCTGATAATCACGAGGCTTGAACTTACAACTAATAGATTCCGCAAGTTCTTCAACATAACCTTTTTCAATAATTTCCTTTTCACCAATTTCAGATGGAGCATCTAATATATAATCGCGCTGTTCGCAAAACTTTTGTAAGTGAGGATATAAACCAACATATAGAACAGGTCGCATAGGTTGAAACAAACGAATTGTACCATCCCATACTCTTGCTTTATATTTTGGACTGAATTGATAACCTTCAGGTTTGAAAGCAAAGAACTCAGATAATTCAGACTTCATACCCGCATCTGCTTTGATACGCATATATACCGAATTAATATATTCTACTTCTATTCGTTCACTCATAATTTAAGTGCCAAGACCACCAGGATTGCTGTTAATAATATGTTAGTGAAAAAGATACCTATTGCTAAAATAGTATGATACCAAATCCATCTTGTCTTATAAGCATTTTCAATGGTGACCTCGTTTGGGTCAACATCATCTGCCATCATATCAATTACTTTAGGTTCAGGTTTTATCTCATCTTCCTGCTTCCACGCCCATTCCATAAATTTATTGTACATTAATAATCTCCGGATTGGAATTTTAGAATATCAATCATATTCTTAATTACAAAATTCCTACTGTGTATTGTTTTAATTATATCTTCAAGATAGTTTGCATTTGCGCTATGGAAATCAATTGTAAGACTTAACTTAATAATATCTTTATCTGCTTGAATGTATTTGTCTAAATCGTTTCTTAATACTTTTAACTGAAACGGCTTCCAACCTTTTTCCTTTAAAGTTAACTCATCCATTGAGCCGTCGTAATAATTACGCTTCTCCATTTCAAGTTCTTTATATTCGGCTTTAAGTTTCTTTACACGTAAGACTTCTCTATAATAAAGATTATAGTACTTACTATGAAGTTGGGGAATTCTTTTACTTTCACCGACCAAGTTCGTTTCATCAATTGGTGAGTCTTGCGCCCAAATGGCCGCTATATCATTTGTGTCCATAATCTATCTCAAACTATTAATTACATATCTATTATACACTATTTGTATATAAATGTCAATAGTTATTTACAGTTGTTGCATTGTAAATGTATCGTATCTCATTGTGACCGAACATGTTGCATAAGAAACATCTTGAACATTTACGTCAAGATTAATTGCTCCTAACGATGTAGGGAAACTATCTTTAAATGTAAACTGCACATGTGGATTTTTATGAGAATTAGTAATCGTTAATATAATATCTGATTTAAATCCATTCGCAGCAAGTAAGCTTTTTGTTTGGTTGGTTGATTCTGGACCAGAAATACCTTCCATCCAATTAAGCACTTCTTTATAATTATTCATATTTTCATCAACGATAAATGTTAATTCTAAATCAGTATATGAAATGTTCTGTGGTACTTCGTAAAAAGGATTCGTTGGAGAACTTAGTTCTATTGCCGAAGCGGTTAAACTTGGAACGGCTGCCTTTTGCGTAAAAAACTCAACGTGAGGCAACCTCTGAATACTAACAGAGAAGTTTGTCGGAGATAAGTAATTATTAATTATTTCTGTCATGTACTATTTCCTATAAATAGATTTATCAATTGTTAACTATACTATTTATTAGATTGGACTAAATCATGCAAAACATTCACGACCTTGATACAGCTGGGCTGACAATTCAAGAAATCTCAACATTACATAATCAAATCATACTTGGAAAAGACTACGATTGGTGGTCTGAAATACAAGCAGGTGGTACTGTCGTCGACATTGGAGCAAACATTGGATTATTTTCAAAGAAAGCTTTAGAGGCAGGTGCAGGCAAAGTCTTAATGATTGAACCTAACAGACGATTACTTAAAGCTGCGATTAAAAATGTATCTGACCACATAATTGATACACCACCTGAGCAAGTCAAAGTTAAAGCAATCAATGCTGCGATTGGAAAGGATGTAGATAGACAAACAATTTACAAATCGCAAACGATGATTGAAGGTGAAGAACCGAGAGTTATGACTCTTGCTGAAATCACTTATTGGAATAATTTAGAGTTTATTGATTATTTAAAGATAGACGCTTGGGGAGCAGAATATAATATCTTATGTCCTGATATATTACCTTTCTGTATGGACCGAACACGATTCATTGCGATTCGTTGTTATATGGATAAACGATATAATACGAAAAAGATCTTTGAGAAATGGAGAGAAGAAATTTTAACTCCACTTAAGAATAGGTTACTATTTAAAGATGAAGCTTTGAGAGAAAAGATTTGGTATGATGATTGGGAAGATCACCTTCCAAATACATTTATGATATATGTTAAGAATTGGTAATAAACAACATAAAGGAACACCACTTACTAAAGTCTCCTTTATTTAAAAACTCATCGTCGTAAGCTTTTTCTCTATCTTCATGTTCGAGGAATCTTACTTGATTAACATCAAATTCTCTTAATAGACCATCGCGAAATTTTTGCCATTGTTTAACACAACCGCTGTATGCGTTTAAATGAAACTCGCAAGCAATATGTTTTACGTTGTTTTTCAAATACGGAAGATTCATTTCAGTAAAGATACCATACTCTCCACCTTCACAATCAATTTTTAAATAATCTATCTTTGGGATATCGTAATCAACTACAAGATCCAAGAAAGACATCTTTTTATAATCTTTATGGTCTGAATAGACATTCGCAAAATGATTTGCTGTTGAACCAATCCCAGCCTCAATAGGTAAGACAGGAACCTTTCCGTGGTCAATAAAATAATCCGATATGTTTCTTATAAGCGTTTTGAGATGAGGGCGAGAAGGCTCAACGGCAATGATACGATTAGCACCACGATCCAAAGCGTGACATACAAAAAAGCCAACACAAGCACCAATATCAACAACAGTATCACCAAGCTCAACGTCACGCCACCATTGATAATCTTTTCTATAAAAGAATTCATGATATAAAGTTTGAACATCCGTTAACGGAAGTCCCTCAGTTAATAAGTTTAAGTTTAAATGTTTCTTTTCCATAATCTACCAATTGTGTATGACATTTGCCATAATAAAGAAGCAGGTTAAAAAGTTAACCCCCACAATAAGAGTCCGAAGCAAAGCCACATAATTATCATAGGGTTCGGTCTTTTCATCAGAGAACCCTCCTAATGCATACTTCCATATTGTCCATATATTTTTCATTCGTAATCATTACCAACATATTCAAAAAATCCATTAGGACCCACTCTATATGTTGACCCAGGTTTCAAATCAAGTTCGTCAACAACCAAGAACTTATCATCAGGATCTGATTCTTTAAGAATTCTAAATCCATCAGGGAACTGCTGTACTAACGTATTTTTAATTTGTGTAAATTTTCCGTCTACCATTTTATATATTCTCCAAGTCTGTATTAAATTGTTCAGTAGGTGTTGTCTTAGTCCAAAAGCTCAAAGTTTTATTTGTTTCTTCAATCTGTTTCTTTAACTTTACAATTTCGTCTTTTGTAAGGTTAATGATACTTAATGCGAGCAATCTGTTTGTGTCACCTCCTAGTGCAGATGTCTCTTGCATTATTTGTTTAACGACCTGTGCCTTTGTATTGTCTTTCATTACAATACGACTATCAATAAACGCTTGAATAAACTCCATCTTAACTTTAAGCCATCGAACCTCTTCAGTATACTTTGCTACTTCAGCGTCAATTCTCTGCTGTAGTATCCCAAGGCGGTAGTCACAAAAGTCCTTTAGAAGTGTTTTTGCATCCGCATATTCTCGGAGTTTGCCGTCAAAATCAATAACTGTGATGTTTTGCGAATATGGCTTGGATAACTTAAACTTAGAAATAAGCTTAGCATCATTCCATTTAGAGGAAGCTAATTTGAGTTTAACCTCAAACCTAAATCCATTCTTATCGCAAAGATCGTCGTAAGATACAATATCTCCATCTTCTTCCAACTTATCAAGTACCTTAACATATCCTTCTCGGTCAAAGCCGTATGGTACTTCTGTGATGGAGACTAAGGTTTTACCCTGTCGTTTAAAAGTACCATACGAAACATACTTGGTGGGATCTTCAGTACTCTGCTCAACCTCTCCTGTGTAATCCGGAAACTTGACTCGGATTGGAGTTCGTATTGCATTGTTATTAATATACTGAAGACAAGCCTTAGCAAGATCTTGAGGATCGTGCGGAAGAATGTTTGTAGCAAATCCTGTCGCAATACCTTTTGTTCCATTTACAAGTACCATAGGAATGATAGGTAAATAGAATTGAGGTGGTTCGTGCTCAGGATCTTCATGCGCCGGACTCAAATCAATATCTTTAATATATTTGTTAAAATTGTCAGAGAGTCGAGAATAAACATAACGAGGAGCACCTGCTTCCTGAACAAGTCGAGTACCAAATGAACCGCGACCTTCAATTAAGCAAATGTTGTTATTCCAAGTTGCTGCCATTAATTGACCTGCGCCTGCCGCAGATGCTTCACCATGATTATAACCATAATCTGATATAATACCTGAGACTGCAGATACCTTTTTAAAATCCTTTTTACTATTTAAGATTGAAGAATACAGATAGAACCTTTGAACAGGTTTGAGTCCATCAATCATATTTGGAATAGCGCGAGATTCAACGGTATACATTGCGAATGATTTCCATTCGTTAGCTGCTACCTTTGAAATAGGATACTCTGTTCCTAAATTGTTTTCACTAATGTAAGCTGTTAAATCACTCATGCGAACATATACTCCTTTCTTAAATTGCTGTCCTTACCAAACATCATTTGAAATACTGATGCATCATCAACTGTGACTACATCATACTTCGGACAATTAATAATAGTACTATACTCATCTTCGGTTAATGAACCTAGACCTTTAATGTATCTGTGCTTATATGTAGATTGCTTACTCTTAAACGAACTTGCTTCTTCATAAGTATAGAACCATTCAACTTCATCACCTTTTGAACTAATCATAATAGGTGTTCTTGTAATCATTACTCTCTGTTCAGTTAACAGACGAGGCCAAAATTTGTAAAAGAACGCAATCAGCAATGGACTGATATGTCCAATACCATCATGGTCAGCATCAGTTAATGTTGCGATATGTTGATAAGACATATTGTCCACAGAATTAGGATCGTTAATATCTAATCCTAATACAGCAACCAATTCAGATAGTTCTTTGTTCTTTAATACCTCAGCAGGTTTCATATCCCAGGTATTCATAATAACACCACGGAGTGGAAATGCTCCAACCTTATCAGGGTCGCGAACCTTTAATAAGAATCCCATCGCAGAATCACCTTCCACAATCTTTAATGTTGCATCATCTTTATTTGCTGATATATGTTTAGCAACCTTAACCTTACGGAGTTTCTTTTGAGCCAATGTAGCAGCTCTTTTATCTGCAGCAAGTTTCTTTGCTAACTGCGCCTCAATAATTGGGTCAATAATATCAGGTGTATTTAAAATCTTTTGAGCAAGCCAAGCACCATCACGAACACCGCAAGATTCCATGTGGGATTTGATTTCTCCCCAAGGATTCGTTAACCTTTCTTTTGTTTGAGAATCAAATTTAGGATTCGTAAAGTTCCTAGCAAACATCACAAAGGTTAAACCACTCTTAATTGTAGTTTTTAATACTTCGACTTTATGACGTCTTTTAATTTTAACAACGAGTTCATCTATAATAGCGTTCATAAAGACATCTACATAAGTACCACCTTGTCTTGTGTTAACACCATTTATAAAACTATTCGTTCTAAATCCATCCTCTGAAGGTGCAATAAAGTATGACAGATTATCAGTCTTCTCAAGAATTGTAGTATCACTGAATAAAGCAGCATACTGTTTAATGTCTTTTACTTTAACTCTTTTCTTATCAAAGCTAAATTGGATTTCTGGGAAAGCCATTTGTAAACTGATAAGACGATCTTCAATTAATGTAATCGTATCAAGTTCTTCTAAACTATCAACCTCAAATAAACTAAAGTCAGGAGTAAAGGTTACTTCGGTACCATGACCTGCTCTATCGCCTGTTTTAATTTTTAATGTATCAGCACCATCTTTACAATCAACTTGTATGTATTTTTTATTAGACCAAGTTTTACCTGAGAAAGATTCCGATAGGAAGTTCGTAGCAGCAGAGCCGACACCGTTAGTTCCAATCGTAACTCGTTCATCATCAAATGAGGTACCTGCATTAACTCTTGTCCATGCAGCAACAGGTCGTAAAAGTTCTTCTTTACTTGTTTCGTCAAATATTTTATCTTGAGGAATACCGCGACCGTTATCTGTCACTGTAATAGAATTACCGCGAATGCTTACATTGATTTTATTTGCGTATTTAAAATTAGTACGAATTGCTTCGTCAATTGCATTATCAAGAATTTCGTCAACCATCTTTGATAGTGCAGGTACATACTTTGCTTTCTTCCATTCTCCAAGAACAAATCTTTCGATGTCTTCCTGAGAACTTGAACCCATGTACATACCGATACGTTCACGAACATGCTGTCGTGCCGTAAGTATTCTAAATTGTTCAGTGTTCGTTGCCACTATATTGTCTCCATCATCAATTGCCATTATACCACAGTTGAAGGTCAATGTCAATAGTTAATTGCTTTCAGGGCTGCACCTTCTCTACGAGTTCGCGCCTTACCACCCTCTCCAGCAATTCATTATGATACCATTCTAACAGGTTTCATTGTGAATGTCAATAGTTAATTTCACTATCGTCTGGTATCTATATATTGTATAAGGAGAAAAAAATCAAATTTTTTCATATTGGCTATTGACATTC